GCAAGTCGTTCTTTGACTTTTTCATCAACGATCTTGTCAATATCTGGTTGTTTTGCCATTTTTATCTTCTACGTTTTTTGTTAGTGGCGGCAATCTGTTCGTTCTTCTGTTTAATTCTTTCATTCTCTTCTTGTACATGTTTACTGACCAATGCGATATACATTCGTCGTTCCCATGGCATCATCGATTCCAATTCAGTCAAAGAATAATGATGATATTGCATCAGCGAAAAGTTAGTTAAAAAATAACTCTTCAGATTTTCATTACGAAAGCTCACTCGAAAAAATCTTGGATTCCCTCCAGGTGAATCTTATGATCTTTCTTACACTTACCACATTTCACTATACCATCATAAGTAACCATCGGCATTTCTTCAAAGAAGTTCTTGATCATCAGGAACTGGTCATGCGTCAGGCTTTCAATGAATTTGACAAACTCACCTTCTTCCATGTCTTGAACCTTGTAGGTCTGTTCTGCATCAAACAGATACTCGGTGCATTCCTCGATGATCTTAATCGCCTGATCAGTTTTTTCGTCAGTGTAGATAGCAGACTTCGAAGTCTCTAGCGTAGGAAACTTCAACTTGATGCCAACATCCTGCGTCAGTTTTAATACAGGGTTGACTGTCTTTAGATCCATGTCAACCTTCAGTAGATCGACAACTAGATCCATGTCATGACCGCATTTCTTTTCTTCAACCCTGTTCTGGCAGACATAAGTCAGTTCGATCTTTTCGCCCATCGATCTTGCTCTAAGATTTAGGAATAGATGTTCGATCTCGAACAGCGGCAGTTCGTCGATGTTAATTTCTTCTAACATACAGTTGTTGATGACTTGCTTAATCCCGTCTACGATAGTAATGTAGTCGTCAGACTCAAGCGCCATCATCAACAGCTTTTCTTCCTTCACGAGGAAAGGTCTGAAAGTTACTGTCTTGTTGATCGACTTCAATTCAATTTTATATGTCGGCAAATCAATTTTTGGTAAAGCCATGGATTATCCCTTATACTGTATCCCAGTAACGATATGTAAGTGAAACTTGTAGTCTGTGAAAATTATCGTCAGCCCAGTTTCCGGTTAATGAGTTGACGCTGAGTGGATAACACTCTCTTAGAATAGATGAATATGAGATCGTTCCCGCATCATCTAGCTGACTGATGATTACATCTGTGACGTAATCCTCGCGGTAATTAAAGTCAAAAGAAGACTTTGGATTAATATAATCCATCCATGTATCGAACGTTCTCTTTTGCATTAGATCCGTGTCACAAAGCAGAGTCATATTGACCTCGCTGTATGAACTCATGGTCGGTGACTTAAATGTTGGACCGTATAGTCGCATGTCACTTGTGGCGAATGATCGCCCTGGAAACTCCACACTCTCACAGAAATATGTCAGATCAGCGACGTCTCCTCTCTGTGGTGTAAAGAGAACTCCACTCGGAATTCCAAACTCTACGACGAATTTGTTTGATTTAGCTAGAGAAGTCTGGTTTACTTTAGAGATAAAATTACTGATGCTGAAAATCTCAGGCATCTTTCTATCTCTAGTCCCAGTAATATAATTCCCTAATTCTTGTTCTTTTTCTGCGGATGCCATTACTTTTTATACACCATTTTTTGTACAGGTAAGAATATAGCCGTTTCCCAACTATCTGGCTCTATATGAATTAATGTTGATCTCATCTGTGAGAACAGATATCTTTTAACACAGCTTTCTATTAACTTATATCTCCTAGACGATGCTAGTAGACTATAGGAAAGACGAAACACTGTGGTGTGATCATATTTATCGTTATTAATAAAATCGTGTAATTTATCAAGAAGAATCAATCTGCTGTATGGGTCTAGATAATGCAGATTAAGTCCAAGAAACCCGTCAGAGTAAAGATCCATCGGAATGACTAGAGGGAATTTATCCCAGACTGGAAGGGTCTCTGCGTATTTGGCCTCATAATTGAAAAAATACATCCTTCCAATTAATGGCTGAGAAGCTACTCTAGTTGCATCATTAAGAACGTTGCCGCGATTACTTGGAATCTTCATCTTGGACAGCTTACTGCCCAGCCATGATCTAGCTTCTGCTGTTCTTGGTTGAATACCAACAGCGCTCATTTGCTTGTTCAGCTTGTCGAATAGTGATGGCATCAGATTCCTAATTCTTTTTCGGTGACCAACTTGAACTTCCAGTTGCGATCTTTACAGTACTCTACAGCAGCCTTCCACTTCGCCTCGTTTACGCCATAGGTCATCACTTCCTGAATAATCCTTTTGGTCACTCTTTTGTTGACCTTTGGAGGCACCGTCTGAGCCGCAGGTTTGACCTCTAGGATTATTCCCTCGATCAGACCAGTTTTATTTTTAACTCTAACGAAGAAATCCGGAAAATAACGATGAACTCTGTTGTCTACTGGTGATAAATACGGTATAATGATTTCTTCACTAGACCATCCAACAACAGTGGTGTTTTCATCCAAATACACCATTACTCGGCGCTCCCAAAGCGATCTGTAGAAGACCTTGGTGGGATCACCTAAATATTTATTAGCGTTCTTGGGAACGAATTTACCAGAGTATGCCATGCAACTATTTAGTAGAGGATTTCAATGAGCAATGAGGATAATCCTGGAGATTATGGAGCGAGAACCAGAGGACCACTGGCTGCACTAGAAACTCCACAACAGATTACCACGCTCTCGTATCCATATAATATTGGTAGCGATGAGCAGCTAAAGTACGTCCTTAGAATTCGAATCTTTAAAAGAATCGGATCTATTTTTAAACAAGACGTAATCACGAATGGATTCGATTTCGAGAAGTCTGCAGGTGCTTCTAAGAACACAAACTACGATTTTGGTGGTGGTTTGGCAACAGCAACAGCTTATGAGGGTGGTAAAACTGTAATCGACAATCTTTCGAAAGGTGCCAAAAAAGGAAGCACGAAGGCGATTGCTGGTATTGCAGGTGCCGCTGTAAAGACTGGCGAGGCAGCTGCACCACTCGCTGCTGCCTTGGTCGCTGCTGGCGGCTCAATGAATTTACAGAGAAAAACGGAAACACAGGCAGCTGCCTATATCCATCTGTACATGCCCGATAGTTTGGTTTTCAGCGACCAGCAGGACTACGATGCGGTCTCCATGGTTGAGGCTCTGGGCACCGCAGGTCGTCTGTCTCAAGGTAATTCAACCGAAATTGCTGGCAGAGTTGCCGAAGGTGGCGGAAACTTGGGTGGCGGATTTACTGAGGCTGCGCTGGCTGAAAGTAATCTGGCTCTAAATCCACAGGTTGAGATTCTGTTCAAGGGCACAAAGAACAGAGAGTTCCAGTTTCAATTTAAGTTCATAGCCAGAAACGCTGCCGAAGGTCTAGCGATCGAGAATATTATTAGGACTCTTCGATTCCATGCTGCTCCGGAATACTCAGCTGGCTCTAAAGACTCTAGATACTTCAAGCCACCTTCAGAATTCGACATCGAGTACATGGTGCTCAATAACGGTAATCTAGAACACAACAAGAGACTGCCTAGAATCGCGCAATCTGTTCTGACAATGGTCGACACCAACTACGCATCATCAGGACAGTTTGTTGCATTTACTGATGGAATGCCAGTCGAGATCCTAGTTCAGCTACGATTCTCAGAGACGGTTGTTCTAACTAAGGAAGATATCCAAATAGGATACTAAGATGGCATACTTTAAAAATCTACCCAGCCTATTCTATTCGACTTCGCTTGGAGTTAAAAACTTCAAGCTGGTGACAAACATTCTCGCCAAGGCGACGTTCATTGATAACATCTTAGATAACTCTAACATGTACTATCCATATGATGTCAAGGACGGAGAGAAGCCTGAGGATATTGCAAATAAACTTTACAACGATCCACAGTACCACTGGATTATTCTGATCTCCAACAAGATCACAGACCCTCAATATGACTGGGTTCTTGGTCAGGCACAGTTCGCTGACTATATTAACGCCAAGTATTCTTCGCTGACATTTAATCTAAAATCAACCGAAACCTATCCAACCGCATACACTGTCGGTGAGCAGGTATTCCAGGGATCGACGATTGACAAGTCCTCATGTCAAGCCACAGTTGTTTCCTCAAACACCGCGAACAAGACACTGACGATAAACTTCGCAAATGAAGTATTCGCAAACTCTGCTAATGTGACTGGAGCAACTTCTAATATCACGCATACGATTGTCGCTTCAACTATTAATAACGATGGATATAACTGGGCATCAAATACAACAAGCCACTATAAAGTAACCGAAGTCTCTTATAATAACTATGATCAAGTTCGAACAACAAAGACATATAAAGTTTCTGCTAAAGATTACAACTTCTCTACTGACACGGTCACGAATAGAAATACAAACACCAGTTCTTCAACAAGTTACTTATTAAACGACGGATCTACTCTGACAGTTCAAACAACTGTTGCTCCAGTCACACACTATGATTATGAAATAGAACTAAATGAAGCTAAAAGAAGAATTAAACTTGTAAAACCAGAATATATCAGCAGAATTAATGCAGAGTTGATTAGATTGATGAGAACCTGACATGCCTGATAAAATAGACGAAACAACACAATATTCTATTAATGCAATCACGCTAATCAGCTCAACTGGTAAGCAAGTTGATATCAGATATCTTGTAGAGGATATGAATATCTACGAATCGATCTATTCTAGCGTTATTACTGGTGACATGTTAATCAAGGATTCCAGCAATCTGCTCACCGAATATGGTGTGTGTGGAAACGAGTATATTCACATCAGTTTCCAAAACCCTGGTCTAGACGTTTTCGACAAATACTTTAGACTCTACAAAGTGTCAGATCTAAAGATGAGAAATCTGAACACGTTTCACTTTACCATTCATTTCTGCTCTGAAGAGTTTATCATCAACCAACAGAGAAGAATCTCAAAGTCATACAAAGATCAAAAGACCGGAAAGATAGTCGAGGATATTGTTCTCAATACTCTTGGCGTGAGTAAGGATCGATTCCCAGATAACAAAATCGAAGATGTGGTTGTGAACCAGCGCATCATTATTCCTAATCTAAGACCGTTCGAGGCTATCAACTATCTGTGCTCAATCTCTATTAAAGACACGATCAGTTCTGGCTTCCTGTTCTATGAGTCAAAGGGAAAGTTTAACTTCCTTGCTCTGGAGTCGCTAGTCACGGCACCTTCATATAAGACTCTACAGATTAAGCCTCAGAATATTAATCAAGAATACTATAAACAAGAAGTCAGCACTTCTGTTCTATATGAGTTTAATGTAAAGCAGACCTTTGACGTCCTAGAGATGCTGGCCAACGGTGGATATTCTTCTAAAATGCTTTCGATGGATCTTCTGAATCAGAAACATGTGATAAAGAATTTCGATCCAGTGACTAATGGTTTCCCGACGCTGAACAAGTACGTTCCATTCAATGACGCCAAAAATCGATTCAACAATACGATGCTCACAGAATCTGCGTATTTGAGATACTTCCCGAACTTTGAAAGAGATTTAGTCGACACTTGGTTGCTACAAAGAGCGTCTCAGATGGCGCTGCTAAACAACAATAGAATGAATGTGGTTGTTGGTGGAGATTCTCAGATGCAGGCAGGAGTGATTGTCGATCTAGATTTCCCATACTTCCAGCCAGTTAATTCTATGCAAGATATTGAAAAAGATTTGTACAAATCA